TCTGGCATAAGGCTTACTCCAAGGAATAACAACAGCCGTATCAGCCGACAAGCCAAATCCTACGCATAAGATTTCACATGTACCTTTTATTGTTTCTATATCACAACTTACTATTTCTTTTTCTAGTATCTTTTCTAAGACTATGGGGTATAATGACTCAGGATCTACAACTGCTTTTATAAGAGGAATGTTTAAGTAAGAATGTTCACTCTCTACTTTTATCCTACCCCAGTCTTTATCAAAGATAGGATGCACATTAGGATTACGCAGCACGTAAGCAGGATGTAAGCTGCATACCATCTTTATGCTTTTGGTTGTCTTAGGATCATTACAATCAGCAAGGTCTAGAATTGATCCACGCCAATTAAGTATTCCCTTCTTACCTGCTAAATACATTAAGGGAGTATTACCACATAAAGCTATACAATTTGGTGTGTGCTGCTGGAAAAGGGACCTAATTTCAGATAGCCCCTCTGCTAATTGTGGGCTACCTATAATATTTTCAACATCATTATTATCAGGGCGGAATTGGCAGATATTAGTGAAGAACACCTCTTCTTCAATAATACCATTACGCCGCATAGTATCTCGCAATAGCTGTCCTGATTGTCCTACAAAAGGCTTACGTTCTCTTTCTTCATCCCACCCGGGAGCTTCTCCTATAACCCATAACTTAGCTGTAGCTGGGTTACCCGTAGGAGGTACCTTTATATTACTTATCTTCTGAGACATTTATGTCTCCGGTAAAAGCCCCACATTCCTTGCAATATGTAGGAGTACCATCTTCCATACGCTTAGAGAAGAACTTAAACTCTCTCTTACCTAACTTCTTATCGTAAGACCTATCAACTCTATTTATTACATTAAGATTAGAGGTTATTAGATACATAGCTTGTTCATATGTAGCTTGAAAAGGCTCTCCATTTTCATCCATGAAATACAATCCCTTAACCTCTAGAGGCTGTGTTTCTATAATAGCAGCTATCTCATATTCTTGGAGAAAGATAAGAGTACCTTCACCTTCAATCTGCAAAGTTTGCCCAGCATAGGCGGAGAAAATTACATGAGCGCCAATAAAAGCATTACGACAATCGGCTCCGATGTATTTCACTAAGCCTTGATCGCAACGTTCCTTGGCGCTATCGGGTATTACTATTAATCCTGACGGTGATGTATCTTTATCGTAAAGAGGTTCAACCGCCAACATCTTCCGAGGCATCAGCAACAATGTATTTCTCCTTTTTTGTTATAGCTACCTTAGTACGATACAAGCAGTAAGAGCAGAGGTGCAAATAATTTCCTGTTCCTGCTGATATAAGCATCCAAATAGATTTGGGCGGAGTGCCTTTACACTCGTCACAACTATGACGCCCATGATTCCCTATTTTTAAGGCTTTCATCTTAGCTCATCTTCTGCGGTACTTGATAAGTAGCAGCCGCAGCAATCTCCTCAGCTTTTACTCGAATAAGCTTAATATCTATACCTTGCGCTACAGCCCAATCCTGAATTTGCAGGGCAGCCTCTAACTTCTTTCTAGCAAACTCTATATCTGAAGCGTTAACAGTTGCAGCAATCTCAACTCCAAGTAAGTATAACATTTCTTCCTACTCCTTGAAAAGGCGTGGGTACTTCCTAAGAAGAATCTCGGATAAAGCTACTAAAGTATGATACTCTAATGCTATTGCGTCTAGCACATTATTTCCATCATACGTAAACAACCACTCTTGGTATCCATCATTAGATAAATACACACCATCACCTACGTATACCGCGTCTTTATCCTCATGAACCTTATAAGCTTCCCTAGCTGAAAACATTAGTTGATCTCCTTTAGTGAGTAATAAGATAAAACATACCCCAAACAGGAATCGAACCTGTGGCCTAGAGATTAGAAGTCTCTCGCTCTATCCATCTGAGCTATTGGGGTGAGTGCCGTAGCTATCCTTAGCTTTCACTACGGCTATTAGTAGTTGAAAGGAGCTATCCCGCCTCCCTAAGGACTAATACATGCTACTTATCCAACAACCTTCCAAGTGAAGTTGTTCTGCATCCTTGGCTCAGAACCATCCTTCGGCTTGCTGAGTGCAGTCTTAACTGTAGCGGCAACGTTAGTGCCAGCAATACGGTTCCAGACCTCACCGATAAAGTTGCTATCAGTATCAATAGCAAAGTGCTGTTCAACATCATTGAACTTCTCGTTAAACTCAGCTTCAGCGCTGGGGTCATTAGGATTATAGCCAAGAGCAGCCATAGCAAATCTCTTAGACATATCCAGAGAGCCACCGGTATGCAGGTACATCTGCTGTGGGATAGTCTTACCAATATAGCTCGGGCCTTCCACAACTAAAACGCCATAAGCCACACCATACACATCTGCATTATCCTTATTCTTACGGCTAAACAGCTTCGGCTGTCCAATGCCAAAGATATACTCACCATCTTCGAGCAGGATAGCAGCAGCGTTAGCACCGGCAACGTTCGGAGTAAAGCGAGGCATTGTCTTGATCCTTTGTAATGTTATACTAACGGGGTAATGATGGAGATGCAGCAGTAGCGATTGAAGCAAAGAACTTTTTCAGGTTAAGATTAGTTACTGATCCATCATATGTCTCCTTTTCTGTAGGATTAATCTTAACTCCACCCCAGCGATTCTTAGCTAAGATAACATTGTCTAAATTAAAGCGTACCTTGTGGACAGGCTTATCACCAGCATGAAGTGTATAGCAATAACCGATAACATCAAAGAATTGTGGAAGCTCATCAGGGAACTTCTCACCTGTAACAGCAGGTCTGATACGCTGTATCTGAGAGATTTCACCAAGCTTATCAGCCTTCTTATATGTCACACGTTCATGAGCTAAGATGACAAGATTAATTCCTTTATTACCGCATATCTCAACATAGCCTGAGATGAATTGCTGAATTAGATCCATCTCTATCCCGAAGTCTTGAACAGCTTTAATAGGAATCTTTAAGGTTTTAGATAAAGCATATGAGGTACTTCTGCCAGAAGCCTGATTAATCTCCATACCTTTAATCAAAGCTGAACGCCTGAGAGATGTAAGATCATCCAAGATAATAGTATCATACTTATCTTTATTCTTCTCTAGCTGTTCGTCTATCACATCGCATACAAGATCATAGACTTGAGTTGCTTGAACAAAGCCTCTATTACTCACACGTTCTGAGATGTCTACAATATCGGGGAAATCGTCAGGATGCCTAGACCTAAATCCGGGAGACTTGAGGGTTGCCATACCATTGCCTGTGCTTATAATTAACCCCCTACTTCCCGCTGTAGCTCCTAACTCAGTTTTACCTGAGCCGGCAGGACCGTAGAATAGGCAAGGCACAGCATTCTTATGTTTGTAATCGTTAAGATTAACTGGTTGGGGGAGTGACATTAGTGGTGTCCTTTCTCCTTTTTTCTACTTTAGTTATAATCTCAGAGAGTAATTCTATAGTTCTTATGATTCCTGACTTCATATCCTTATTATTCTTAGTAGACCTAGTAAGAATTTTTCTCATTTCAAAAGTATCAAGATAAGCTGCACGCATATAATCTTCCATTGCTTCTCTTTCTTCATCACTTACATCAGGGAAATCTACTTCCCTTCTTTCCTCTAGCCATGCTTCCATACCAGCAATAAGAAATTCAATTTCGCGCTCAATTGTAGATAGCTGTCTTAAAAGCATCCTTGCTGTCATCATAATTTATTCTCCTGCCTTAGAGGCATCCCACGGCTCACACTTAAAATCTGCTTTAAGCTTAGACATTTGCGCTGATTCGGTTATAGTTTTACACACATTATGATACTCACACATTACACAAGATTTAGGATTCATAGGCCAACAATCTTCTTTTCTGCTTTTATCTATAACATCAGCCCACCATGAATGTTCACGCTCCCATACAGCAAGCTGTCCTGGTGTTCTGCCTGTAAGATATGTTTCTATCTTTGGCCCTTCCTTCTTTGTGTTATAGAGTACCTCAACTACCATACCCTTAACACGCTTACCAGAAAGCTTGCCAGTTGCATATGTATATCTAGTAAACTGATCGTTAGGTTCTAAGCCCCTCTCATACCAAGGGCCAGTCTTTGAGCTAGTCTTAAAGTCTCTAGCCCATAACGATCCAGACCATGATATAAGTTCATCACATCTACCAGTTATCCATCTACCATCATCCATTTGTAAAACAAAAGGCTGTTCAGCTTCAAGAACCTTAATCTGTCCTAACTTACGTTCCTTTAACCAGTGCTCATAAGCCTTAAGGCAGGAAATCTTTAAACGTTCTGTAGTTAAGAAATCAAAGTTTGTGCCAACCTTAGGTTCCTTGTGATGTTTCTTAGCGTAGAGCAATGCTCCTTCTAGGGCAAGCAGGAATGCTTCATTTTCTGTTCTAGGCTTACCATCAATTTCATCTTGCATTGATCGTGTAAGTATTTCCCTAAACTTATGGTAAGCAGAACCAAATGAGAAGTACGGCGGGGTATCCTTCGGAGTAAAGCCTAAGATGATTCGATAGAAATACTTTCGCGGGCAAGTCATAAAGGTAGTTACAGCCGTGCTATCTATCAGCACCGGTTCATACCTTTGGAAATTGCTCATGAACTTAGAGTTCTCATGCTTATGTATTTCCATGATCGCTTTCTTCATCTTTAAGTAAAGTAGGTGCTTTGAGGATTTTGCATCCTATTGGTAGCTTTACTAACTCTCTACCATTCTGCTCACACCAACCTTTTAGAAGCTGGAAATCATCTTCATTATATGCTAAGTTAGGGAGTAAGATTGGAATTTCTACATCCTTATACTTAACAATATTTGCTATTGCATCCATCCAATCTGTTACTTCCTCAAGGCTTAATGTTCCTTCTTGTAATGTAAGAGTTATCTTAGGCTTGCATATCACTTTGCCTGTGTCTGTTGTTATTTCATAAGACTTTCTTAGCTGTGAATACTTTGGCCAGCGTAAGAACTCCGCTGCGTAGAGCCCTTCATGTATAGCATATGCTAAGGCTTTTGGATCTTTTGTTGATAATGTTACTATTCCAGAAGCGGTACAAAGTAACTCTAAGTATTCTCTTACACGAAGGACTGACTTAGGGGTTTTGTTATAGCCCATTTATCTTATTGCTCCTTATAAGTTTAAAGCCCTCAAAGGGAATCGAACCCTTAACCTCTTGATTACAAATCAAGTGCTCTGCCAATTGAGCTATGAAGGCATTTGGTATATTGGCCCCGATGGGATCGAACCATCATTAGCAGATCCAAAATCTGCCGTCCTGCCTATTAGACGAGAGGCCAGCTTTATGCTTTTAGTCTACCTGAT